AATGCATAGGGTACACCATTCAAATATGTCTAAACTTGATGATGACGGTAACCCTATCTATCGAGAAGACGGTAAAGTATTAAAGGGACCACATTATCAACCACCAAACCTAAGAGATTTAATATGAGTGAACTTATTTCACGTACTGGAAGGGTACAGAATTGGATTGATAATCCAGAAGGAAGGCTACCAGTTAGCTGTACTGTCTTTGTCGTAGAGGATTCTATGGATGAAGGTAGAGATTCTATTGAGAATAGTTGGAGGTTTGCATCTTATGCACTTAGACATGGTGCTGGTGTAGCAGTACACCTAAGTAAACTACGTTCTAAAGGTGAGGAAAATGGTAAAGGATTAACTGCTAGTGGTCCTGTTAGCTTTGGTAAAATTTATTCTGTACTTAATGAAACACTTCGTAGGGGAGGCATCTACAAAAATGGTGCTGTGGTTCTTCATATTGATATCGATTGCAGTGACGTATTGGAATTTATCAACACTCCCAGATCCGAACTCCCCTGGGTTAAAAGGTGTGTCAACCTCACTACCAAAATGTGGGAAGATACCACCACTGAAATCCGAGAAGCCTTGCTACATGGAATTGCCAGTGGTGACATTTGGCTCAACAAAATAAAGTACAACGATAAAGGAGAACGAATCTATGGAAATGTATGCTTGGAGGTGTACCTACCTAGCCGAGGTACGTGCCTTTTACAACATATCAACCTTGGAGCTTGTGAAGTTAATGACATCCAGAAAGCTTTCTTTCAAGGGATGACACAGCTATGCAAATTGCATGGTGAAACAGGAGTAGACAGAGATGGTGAGTACCTATCACCTGAAGTAGATAGACAAGTAGGTTTAGGCATGCTTGGACTAGCTAATTTACTAAAGCGTAGTGGTGTTACTTATGAACAATTCGGAGTAGCACTAGATAAAATTAATGATGGGGAGAAAGAACTAACTCCTGCATATCTACTAGCTGAAGAATTTAAAGCTGGTATTCAGACAGCTGCTACTGTAGCTAGGATTAATAAAATGGATAGAGCATTTGCTATAGCACCCACTGCTAGTTGCTCTTATCGAAGTAAAGACCTAGAAGGATTTACTTGTACACCAGAGATAGCGCCACCTATTGCTAGAACTGTAGATAGAGACTCCGGTACATTTGGAGTCGATACATATTCGTATGGTGATGTAGAGATTGCCACTGAAGTTGGCTGGGACGCTTATAAGCGTGTAGCAGATGGACTGATGACGATGTTAAATAACACAGGACTTCTTCACGGATATTCATTCAACTCTTGGAGTGATATGGTAGCCTATGATGATAATTTCATTGAAGAGTGGTTAGCTTCACCGCAAACCTCCTTATACTACTCACTTCAGGTAAGAGGAGACACTCAAGACAAGACAGATGTATATGCTGCACTTGAACAAGAAGATGTTGAAAATTACCTGGAGGACTTACTAAAAGAAAAAGAACCTTCATGTGATTGTCAAGAATGAAAAACCCTTATGAAAAATTACTAGCCAGGAAACGTACCTGGACACCCGTACAAACTAAAGCAGGAAAACTTAGAGATGGATCAGAAGAAACCATCAAACGTGCACTCGCAGCTAGGCACATGGAACTCGCAGTTGGCGACTTTATTGAGCAAGCTTGTTCGCGTGAAATACCGGAAGCAAGTAGGACACTCCTACTATCGAACGTGCAAGATGAGGTACGACACGACATCGCTCTCAATTACGTCGCAGATGCTATCGGAGTTGATGATGAAGCTGAGAAGGAAATCTTCTCTTTACGCAGAGCGTGGGAAGCGCATCCAGATCACACTGTCACTAAAGCCTTGGTCATTGAACGTGCGATTTTCTTCGTACTTCTGCCTTTTTTCAGAGCTAATGGTGACGCTGGTCTTAGGACCACAAGTCAAGACATCAGTAGGGATGAACAGGTACACACGGCATGCAATAGCCTCGTCGTCAGGGAGTTAGGTTATACACCTAGTGCTTCTTTAGATAAACTTAGGAAGGCTACGATTAGTTGGATTATGCAACCACTAGGTAGAAATACTACCACTAAATATTTGGATAAAAAATTCTGGCTGGATGCAAGTGATCGGCTTATGTATGAAGGCAAGGCTCCAGAGCTTTCCTTCACTAAGTCAGCAAGAATGCCAGCCTTCTTTGAGCATAGGAATGAAAACCTCCCACAATATGTATGAAGCTATAGTAGGACCACAGTTTAATCAAAAACTTCTGGAAGAATTGAAAGAAGTATTCCCACCTATTATCGTTGGTCCTACAGATAGCGTTGAAAAGATCATGTACATTTCAGGACAACAATCAGTAGTCGAGTGGTTAACAACAAGACTAGATGAAGAGTAAACATTAACTAAAGGATTAATACAATGACTATAGATGTAGCAGGTTGGGATTTCAGTAGGTTTGGCCAAGCTGGATACGGCCCAGCAGATATTGCAGCAGCTGAGAATCTAGGTGCTTCACCGTATCAAATAGGACAGTTAGCTGAAGAGGCTAGACGTAGAGGATTACATATAGGTGCTGCAGCTAGGGATAAAATTAACGCAGCACCTACAGCACCTTGGGATTATGGAGCTGTAGGTAACTATGGTTTCGGTATGAAAGATGTTAATGCTGTTAATAATCTAGACCAGGTTAAACAGTATGTAAGTTGGGGCCAACAGAATAATCTACCCATTGGTATGGGGGTTAGAGAATGGGTGACTCAGAAAGAGACGGAAAGAAATGATGCTAGGATGCAGAAGCAGATGGCAGCTTGGCAAAGTGCTTATCAAAAACCTAAAGCACCTGATTTTGTTAGGGGAGATCCCAGTGAAGTAGGTAGAACAGGACAGCTATCTAGACAAGCTGGTCGTAAGCGTACAAAGAGAGGTTTAAGTAGTCTGAAGAGAAAGCCACAATCTAGTTATTCTAATACTATGGGTAGTGTTGGTACAGGTAAATCACTTAATATTAAACCATCATGACAGCTAAGAAAAGATATGACATCTTATCTAGTGACCGTTCACAATATCTAAACGTAGCAGAGCAAGCATCTAAACTTACACTACCTTATCTAATCCATCAAGATGATAATGCTAGTGGAGCTAGGAATTTAATCACACCTTGGCAAGCAATTGGCGCTAAAGGTGTAGTTACTCTAGCTAGTAAACTAATGCTTGCACTACTACCACCACAAACAAGCTTCTTTAAGCTACAAGTAGATGACTCAAAGCTAGGGCAGTATGGACCTGAAGTTAAATCTGAATTAGACTTAGCTTTTGCTAAAGTTGAAAGGATTATACTGGAACAAATTGCTGCTTCTGATGACAGAGTAGTAGTACACCAAGCCTTGAAGCATCTAGTAGTAGGTGGTAATGCTCTTATCTTTATGGGTAAGGATAGTTTAAAGTTATATCCTTTGAACCGTTACGTTGTAGATAGAGATGGTAATGGTAACGTGATAGAGATTGTCACTAAAGAAAGAATCAGTAAGAAGCTGCTACCTAAAGAGGTAGTAGAACAGAAGATGGATTACGTCAGTGAAGACACTGAAGTAAATGATGACTGTGAAGTTTATACCCACGTAACTTATGAAGGTACAAGGGTTAAATGGTATCAAGAAGTTTACGGTAAAGTAATTCCAAAGTCCATCAGTAAAGCACCAAAGAGTGCTACACCTTGGTTACCACTAAGATTTAATTCTATAGATGGTGAACAATATGGTAGAGGAAGAGTTGAAGAGTTCTTAGGAGATCTGAAGAGTGCTGAGGCATTGTCTCAAGCATTAGTAGAAGGATCAGCAGTAGCAGCTAAGGTTGTATTTACAGTTAACCCTTCATCAACAACTAAGCCACAGACATTAGCTAACGCAAAGAATGGTGCTATTGTTCAGGGAAGACCTGATGATATCGCAGCCATTAGTGTTGGTAAGACTGCAGATTTCTCTACTGCATACAACATGCTAGCTACTTTAGAGAAGAGATTAGCAGAAGCATTCCTAGTTCTAAGTGTAAGACAATCTGAGCGCACAACTGCCGAAGAGGTTCGGATGACTCAGATGGAATTGGAACAGCAACTTGGCGGGCTATTCAGCCTTCTAACTGTTGAGTTCTTAGTACCTTATCTTGATAGGAAACTTTCAGTAATGCAGAAGAGTGGATCTATCCCTCCAATTCCTAAAGACTATGTGAATCCAACTATTGTAGCTGGTATTAATGCACTAGGCCGCGGCCAAGATAGAGAAAGTTTGGGTATGTTCCTACAAACCATTGCACAAACAATGGGACCAGAAGCTATCAGTCAATTCATTAATCCAGAAGAAGTAGTTAAGAGATTAGCTGCAGCATCGGGGATTGATGTACTCAACCTAGTGAAGAGTATGCAAGAGATCCAAGGTCAGCAGCAACAACAGATGCAACAACAGATGGCTATGCAAGAGCAACAGAATGCTCCAGCTATGGCAGCTGTACAGCAGAAACAACAGGAGGCAATGATGAATGCACAAGCACAAGCACAAGCCGGTAATCCCGGTCAGTAACCCGCTTAGTCCAGAAGATAGAAAGTACTTCGCTAAGCAAAAGAAATACACCCACTACGTAGTAGTTAAAACATGACAGAAACAATTACATATGATGGTTCAGAAGAGAACACTGGTGAACTAACTGCTGATGAGCAAGACTCTCTAGCAGTTGGTGAACAGATGGAACAAGCTCAAGAACAACTACTAGCTGGTAAATATAAATCAGCTGAGGAGTTGGAAAAAGCTTACGGTGAACTAGAGAAGAAACTAGGTGAAACTGAAGAGTCTCAAGAATCTGAACCAGAACAAGATGAAAAACAAACTGAAGTAGATAGCAACTTCCTAGATAGACTATGGGATGAAGCTAATACTGAATACTCTGACGAAACCTTAGAAGAACTGAGCAATATGGATCCAAGTGATCTAGCTCAGATGCATCTTGATTATAGGAATGCTAATCAAACAGAACCACTAAATGATCAAACAGTTAGTCAACTAAAAGATGTAGCTGGTGGTGAGCAAGAGTATTCAAACATGATGGGCTGGGCTAAGCAGAACTTATCTGAACAAGAGGTAAGTATGTATGACGCAGTGATGGACAAAGGAGATCCAATGTCATGCTTCTTTGCTATCCAAGCTCTCTCTTACAGATTCAATGATGCTAATGGTGTAGAAGGTGAGATGCTTACAGGTAAAGCACCTTCTAGACAAGGAGATTCATTCAAGAGTCAAGCAGAAGTTGTACGTGCAATGAATGATCCTAGGTACGACGATGATTCAGCTTACCGACAGGAGGTAATGAAAAAACTAGGACGATCAGACATCTGATGCTTAACGTTATAACCACTTCATTCATCATGGTAGCTAGTTGGTATGGACCAGGTTTCCATGGTAACTACACAGCTAACGGTGAAATATATGATCAGTATGGCAGTACAGCGGCTCACAAAACACTACCTTTCGGGACACGATTGGAAGTGTGTTATGAAACTTGCGAGGTAGTAAGAATCAATGACCGTGGGCCGTTTATTCCGGGTCGGGATCTTGATATTTCTCATGGTACAGCTGACCGGATTGGCATGACTTCAGCAGGCGTAGCTGAGGTCAGAGTAAACTTTTTAGACTAAAAATTTTTAATGGCTACAACTCTCACAAAACAGAATACAACTGATAAGTGGGAGGAGTTTTGCTCATGGGTAACCTCAACTGAGAACAGATTATACATCGGTTGGTTTGGTGTACTCATGATACCCACTCTTCTGACAGCAACAACGGCATACATTCTTGCCTTCATAGCAGCACCTCCCGTAGACATAGACGGGATTAGAGAACCTGTAGCAGGTTCATTACTTTACGGTAACAATATTATTTCTGGCGCTATTGTGCCCAGCTCCAATGCTATTGGACTTCATTTCTATCCCATTTGGGAAGCGATTTCTTTAGATGAATGGCTTTATAATGGAGGACCATATCAGCTCATTGTATTTCACTTCCTGATTGGTGCCTCAGCGTACCTAGGAAGGCAGTGGGAGCTATCTTATAGGCTAGGTATGCGTCCTTGGAATGCAGTGGCCTTCTCGGCTCCCCTAGCAGCAGCTT